ACATCTGCCTTTGTACGAGCAATAGCTTCTTCTCTTTCCCTTTTAACTTTCTCTGCTTCCGCTGCTGCCACGTTGTTCTGATTGAGAGTGGTTGCCGCGTCGATGAAAGTCTGCAAGTTGGCAAGCTTCTCTGCTGCAGTGGCATTTCTATCGAGACCGTGTGCACTCGATCTCCACTTCTGTGCGATGGAGTACGACTCTTGTGCAGAAAGTTTGCCTCCGGCAGAAAACACAGATGCGGCTAGGGCTTTCATGTCGTCATCGAAGCCGTACCGTGCGATGCCACTCCCGTAGTGAAAGTTTCCGTTGAGAAGATAACCGCCATTCTCCGTTTGGAGGACGAGACGGGCGTCAGGAGCAACATTGTTTATGATACCTGCTGTTCCGCCGTCATCGCCTTCCGAAGATGCCAGCATCGCAGAAACAACCTGCTTGCCCTGTGATGCACCGTTAATAAACTGTTCGTATGAAGTGGCAGTCTGCTGATTGAGGCCCGCTCTGCTCAGTTGACCCCGATACATAACTTCACCGGGACGACGCCAGATATTTACATTGCCAAAATTGAAGGCGAAGCCACCCTCTTTGCCCGTGACTCCGGGATTCTTCGTGCGGAATTCTTTGAGGGCGTAGAGTTCACGATACTCCTCTGCGATTGCCATAGTCGCAATCGGATTGAAGATTCCGGACTTAGGTATAGCTCGTGTGAATTGTCCCGTGGGGTCTTGGATAACTTGCGAATCGAATGCAGACGCGAAGGGAATTGCAGAGAGCATCAGGCCAGTCGGATCGAGTGCGGCACCTATTTGTGCTCCTCGTTCGAGAGTTTTGTCCCTTTCATCCTTGTTAGGAAATTCTACGCCACTAAACCGCCCGCTGCGATCTCCTAACTGCTCTGCCTTCAAGTAGTCATCCAGAGAGGCGTACTTGATAGTACCAAAATCGATGGCTGCAAAATTCTTACCCTTCTTGGTAACGACGCCATTTATACGCTGATCCCCAATACGCATGATACTCGCACTGACACGGGCTTCCTGTGCAGGGTCCATTTCCCCCACATCAGTTTCTTGTTGACCAAAATCAACGTCAACAGGATCAGCAGGAGCCTGATCGTTTGTCGCATCTTCGTCAGTAGTATCATCAGCAGGTGGAGTCTCTGGCACACCATGATACCAGTTGATCCACTTGTTGTATGTCACGTTTGGGTTATCGTAAAATGACATCAGTTCTCCGCCTTGACTACAGCAGCGTGGTTATCCTTCAACTTCAGGAGCGTTTCCAGTAAAACCAGCTTCCCCTGCAGTTGGCGCAGTTCCGACTCCGACTGTGCCACCGTCAGGGCTTGCACCGTCAGATTCTTGAGACTGATCAGGTACTCCGCCAACCCCTCCCACGCCTTGTTGTTGTTGATCAGCGGGGCCACCTGCCTCGCCTGTTCCTTGTTGAGCATTCGCCATCATCCCTTGAAGCATCTGAGCGTAGACTTGTGCCTCGTTTACATCGTTTACGAGGCTGTCAGGATCGATGTCCTGAGATATTGCAAGCTCACGCATGAGGTTTGGAATTTTGATGAACGGTGCCAGCATCGGGTTCGATACGGTCTGCAAAAGACCAATGAGACGCTGACTACGTACTTCCTTCTGCATAACCGCTGCTACACCGCGCGGCTTTATCTCCAAATCCCCTCCGATGTCGTCCATGCCTTCATTGAACTGCATGTTCCACTGGTAGTACGCTTCGCCAAGAGGCTTGAGTAGGTGATCATCTACATTCTTGATCACTGTCTTCATCGACAGACTCGCACCGCCCATAAGCATAGACAGACCTGCTGCTGTTCTGCCCGTACCGCTCACGCCCGTCTGACCGTGCATGATCGACGGAAGACCTGTCTCCTCGTCTGCAAGCTGGCGGCTAATCTGATACATCTGAATGTTCTCAGGTGCCGTGTTTGGAAACTTGAGGCCGTTGATTGCAGTGCCGGATACGCCTGACTGACGACGGAATATCTTTCCGGGGAAGATGTCCATATTCTGTCCCGGCACAAGAGATGCCTCGTCTACATCGAACACAAGATTACCAGCGAGGGCGAGGTTGTCGATTGCCATGCGAACGTGCCCGTTCATCAGCATTTGCGCGTCTTCCATGTTCTCCGCGATACCGACACCCCAAATTTGATAAGGGTTGATCTCGTAAGGCAGTGCGAAGAATGGAATGCGATGCGGAGTGAATGGATTGACTACGCAGCGAAGAACCTGACCGCCACAAATCCATGCGTTCACCGCAATTTGAGTGAGGTTATCAGGAATCTCGTCATCGCTGACACCCATAGCGTATGCCATCGTGGCGTCGATTACGCCCCAGTATTCGAAAACCTCATAGCGTGTTTCGTTGTAGTACGCCTCAGTCTCATCCTCACGAATCGTGTCTTCGAAGTATTTGTCCTGATAATTAGGACCATTCTCAATCGCCTGTTCGATAGCTTCTGAACGGAAGTACGGCATCAGTAAGAGGCCACGAAGCTGCTGCTGGCTCATGCGATGACGCTGAATTACATATTCACAGTCCTCGATGCTTGTAGCCGCAGGATCAGGGTAGAAATCCCAAATCGACACATGTTCGATGCGGGGCACTACCTTTTCAAGAGGATCATACTCCCGACTTCCATCAGGACCACGCTGCCAGCGATGAATACGCTTGTACATATTCAGCGGGCCTTTGATGACGCCCGTACCGAGAAGTGCGGCCTCGAAGATACTCTTGCGAATAACAGTGACCGCATTCGTATCGATCAGTTGATCGTGGATGATCTTTTCAGTGTGCAGGGCCGACTCTTGTGCAGGAGAGAATTGCGGCTCCCCTACGCGACTCGGACCCTCTACAACAGGAGCATCCCCTAGATC